CCCCATAATAAGGGGCTTTTTATTTTTATTTTAATTTTCTTTTATTTTTTTAAACTAAATCGTCCTCCTACATGACGTGATGCGATAATCATATAACTCCCCATTCTGGAATAACCATCATTAAAGTTTGCATCCACAATTATTTTGACGTTACTTTTCTTAGCAGGAATTGTTGCTCCACATATTTCTATAAGTAGAAACAATCACGATGGTTTAATGGTTTAACGGTTTAATTAAACTTGAACCTTCCTTGAATATTTCAAGTCTCTTTGTATTTGAAAATGTAAATTTCACACTCCTGTTAGTGTTAACAGGGGTGGGATTCATATTTACTGTATACGCCCGCATATAGATAAATATACTTCCTCCACGACCTGTTGCCGGAATTGGAATATCATCAACTATTATTGTTACTTTCACACCGTTAACAAGATGCTCAGTGCCATCTTGTCTTGCAAGAACCTTTATTCCCCCCTTCCCATCATCAACCCCCACTAAAAATGCATGTGTTGACTGATTACCTCCTCTACTGGCTGGTTTAGTTTCAAAAACACATGCTAATCTAGCATCTAATACCCGCGCAAAATTATCAGAACTTATTTCAATAGCTTTAACCCATCCTGTTTCAAGCTTTCCTTTTGGATATATCTTGTTGTTCAATGGTGTTCCCGAAATAACTTTATTCGTTGCAAAATACACATCTCCCAAAATCCTCTTCGCATCTACTGTTCCACTGAAGTGCCCATCAGCCCCCTCAATCCGTCCTCTAAACGTGGCATTATTTAGTTCTACATTGCCAGTTTTTCCATCAATATTAAACCCTCGTTTTCCTGCTTGATAATTCGTGGAGATGATTTTTTTCCCCACTAAAAGCTTATCAATGGTAGCCTTGCTAAATAACGCATCATTGAAAAAAGCTTGTCCATTTTGAATAACAAAAGGTGTCACCACTTTACCGTTTAATGACGATATCACTGCAAAGTTTTGGGCATTAACCAGAAATTGACTATTTCCTTGCGCATTGAATCCTAAGCCAATGCCAGTAATGACTTTATTCCCTTTGCTATCCTGCTGGACTTTCATTGTCCATGATGCGGAGATTTTGCCATTTAAATCAGTGACCACTTTCGACGTTTGTTCGATTTTGGCTGAACTTGTACCCACTTGGCTTTCTAGGCGAGTGACTTGCTGGGCGGTAGAAGTCACTTTACCTGAAACCTCTGTCACTTTGGTTTCAAGTTGATTTACCGCATTCGCTGTTGCATTGGCTTTCTGTTCGCTCGATTTAGGCACGTCATTCGCCACAAACCCTTTCGGTGCCACCGATTGCTTGTTGTTGGTATAAGTGCTGGTGATAATTTGATGGTTAACACTTTTATGTTTAGTTAACTGATATTTTGCCCCTCCCCGTAAATAAATATATTCCACAGAGCCATTCGTTAATTGAGCGGGTCCCATCACAGGGGATTGATTTGTCCATTTCCAATCAAAATTATCAATGATGCGATTTTCAGACTGAGTTCCCCATCCAGAACCACTGACTTGCCATTCCACAATCATGGCAAAGCCTTTAGTGCTGTGAGTCGCATAGCTGGGTTTATTGTCTGAATATTGCCCTAAGGTTCTAAAAACCTTAAAGGCATAACGTCGAGAGGTTACTAAAGGTAAAATAACTGGATAATAGGTATTTTCATTGAGTTTAGATAAATCTAAATCCACCACCACAGACTCCGTTAAATCGGCTTTCACTTTATCTAATTTGCTGGATAACGTTTGTACCTGAGAGGTTGCGGACGTCACTTTGCCATCGATATTAGATACTCGCGTATTTAATGCATTTACTGCACTACTATCAGCTTTCCCTTTAAGAGTTGAATTGAGCGTTGAAATCTCTTGCGTTTGCGCTTGCTGTTTCGAGGTGAGGGTTTCTAGTGATTGATTAATCGCTGAAACATTCCCATTCATCCGTGTTTCCAATGACTGTCTGGCTTTGGCTTCCGCTTGGTCGCCTATAACACGCGCTTGTTTCTCGGCGGAGATAAGTCCTGCGGTGACTTTCGATAAATCATTGCCAGTATAATCACCACGAAGTTGAGTGGCTAAGGATTGTCGTTGTTGCGCTTCAGTTTTATCAGCCTCAATACGTGCTTGTTGCTCTTGTTTAATTGCAGCGGCCTGAGCCTCTGTTACCGTTGAAACTTGGTTAATCCGCTCAGCCAGTAATTTTTCTACCTCCTCCAGTTTTTTTTCACTTTCTTCAATTGTCGCACCATGCCTCATCAACTCAGATAAAATCTTGTCGTGATTTAGCCTCATCAACTCATGTAATTCAGTAATCTCGATTTGGTTTGCTTTACTGTTAATTTCACCCAATAAGTCTTGCGCGAGTTGATCTCGACTGATTTGCCCCGCTAATTCATCAAGAAGTAAATTCGCTTGAGCAGAGCAAACACCTGAAGCTTCCACAAACGGCGATTTACCATAGCTATTTAAAGTTCGGACATAAAAATAATAGGTATATCCTGGTTTCAGGTTTTCTTGTGTCCAGTAATGCCCCTGTCCTACTTTATGAGTATGAACCATTACCTCATGTTCAGAGAGATTGGCGAGTTTTTCCTCACTAAACCAAAATTCAAAGGTATAACCCAAGACAGCACTATCACCTTGTTTTGGTGAGACGGTGAGGCTGAACATTCCCGAAGTAACATCAACCTTAATGGGAGCCGGCGGTGCTTGGATAGCAAAATCACTGATAGCGGGTGCCGACATCGCACCAGCCACATTTGTTGCTCTGACTTCAACACGATAAGTGCCTCTCATTAAACCGTTAATATCAACACGTTCACCCGGCACCTGAATAGACTGTATAACCTTGCCATTCTGGAAAATATTGACCGTGTTATAGCGCACATCAGACGCCACATTCTGCCAAGAAAGCGTACCTTGCACGATGTCACTGACTGCAAGTGGAACAAAGGTAAGATTAATAGGTGCTGCTACACCGCCGGTGGGTAATTTAGTGAATGGGGGTCTAACAAAAGGTTTCCCAATGACGTCTTCATATAAATAAGCACCATCTTCTTCTAATGTCAGAGAGACACCTTCTAAAGCATGGAAGGTCCATTCAGCAATACGGAATTCCAGCCCACTAATTCCCAAAGCGGGTAGTTCTAAAAGCACAACTTCCCCCGGACGATAAGCATAGCCGTCTAAGTTCATCGTGAGTTGAACCCGTCTTCCGGCTTTCTTTTTGCGGAGATATTGGCGGGCTAATCGTTGGGCTTGATAAGGGCTGGTGACAAAACGATAGTCGATATTCTCTCGAATTTCTAAGCCATCCTCTTTCACCCATTCGTCCACAATCACAGGCGTGAAGTCGGTTTTTGTGTACAACTGTTCGGCATCAATAAATGTGCCATACACCGCATTGGTCGCGTCTTTTAAACCTGTTTCAGGGGTACAAGTGACGGTGCCAATCAACTGTGATTCAGTGATGGTTTTTATTGCCGGCCCATAATAAGCGCCGATTTGAATACCGTGTTTTCCTGCGGTGAATGTCGGTTCCGCGTTAATGCATTTGTGCATTGCTTCCAAGACACTGGATGGACTCTCATTTAAGTCATAGGCACCATTAAGGGTATATCGCGACTCAAATCCACCTTCTGGTAGACTCACTTTTTCATCACATAAATCGGCCGCCTGTTTAAAGCTGTCAAAATCAATATCCGTATCAGGCACTTTTAAATAATGGCGATAATAATCCAAAATGACTAAAGCCCCATTATTACTCCATGCAGTTTTCCCAGTGCGAGGATCAAACAGATGTTTTCCCCAGACTTCACATTTCACATTGGGTAATCCATAGGGGAATTTTTCTTGGTCAAACGTGAGTGTCACACGTAACCACGCTAGACCTCGACCAATCATATCCTCTTTCCATGACGAGCAATTTTTAAGCATAAAGGGATCGGCATCTTCCCTATCGTTATGTAATTCCCATGAGGCTTTATCACCAAATGTCTCAATGAGATCATCCCCCAACCAAATCTTCCCAATTTTCTCTATGGGGTGTCCAGCAAGTGCCAATGCCAATGTGATTTTTTCATTTTCATCTTGTTCGCCAGTTTCTTCCTCTGCGAAGAAAAGCAAACCCGATATCACTATTTTTCCGATGATTACGGTTTCAGGGGCAGACGATGAACGTAACATCTGTTTGCGTTCACCTGTATCTCGATAATTCATGGAGGGTAGTTTAGGCTTAAAGATCAATGAGCCTGCCATTTGAACTGCGACACCAGCCGACATTAAAGCAATCCCTATTCCCGCAGTAACACCACCATTAAACAGCCCAGCAATCATTAAGCCAGCACCCAAGACTTTTGAAATTAATCCACCACTCCCACCCATTATTCCACTCTCCACGCTTTTATTGGGTTAATCTGCACTGGCTTCACGCCTTCTGGGGTTACGCCCCAATAATGCCCCGCCCAAACCACCGCTAAGCTGTCACCGTCCTCACCTTTAAACAATACGAGGTCGCCACGCTGAACGCGTTCAATCTCAATGGATTTGAAATAGCGTGAAACGGCTTTCTCTAAGGAGCCAAATTTAGATTTGATAAGATTGAAGGCTTCGGCTTTGGTTTTATAGTGATTGAGATAAGGCTTTATTGGCGAGAAACCGCATTGTGCGTCAATACATTCAGAGGCAAAAATACAACAATCAAATTTGCCCCATGAAAAAGGGCGGCTCATCGCCACCCTTATGGTTTCTGGTAACTGGAGTGTCCAGTTAGGTTGTTTCATTCATCATCCTTTCCGCTTATAATATGAACTATCATCTACTTCTCATATTAAGCAAAAATCATTAACTAATTGTATTACCTAATATTGTGCTGATTTACCACCGATGCATTGATATTCAATAGCAACATTCATTCTTGTACATGCAAATCCATTACTCATACCACAATTTTCAGTTTTCCCACCAAATGCTTCAGCGCCTTCATATCCCCAAGTTTTACATTTTTTTGTTGCTAATTCGTTTGCACGTTCTATATCAACAACAGGAACTTCAAAAGCACCGAATTTATCACCATATGTATAACCCATACGAACCGTACCATCAGCTTTACTACCACCGATAGGTACTATTTCTTTTTTCACTGAGCAACCCGATAAGATTATTGAAAAACAGATTATGAATAACGATTTAGCCATGTTATCCCCTTCGCAATTACTTATAAATAAATGCAGGTGCATCTTTCTTGCTGCCCCAATAAATCGCTCGTTCAGCCATTTGAGCAACATAACGAAAGATGCGATCCCCTTGCCTTCTTGACGACCAAGATTCATCAGTGAATCTATCGGGTAACCCGATTGACCATCGTTCGAATCGATTAGAAACATTAACACATACGGCATTTTCTTCGCCAGACACCACATTGATAGATGTGATTTGTCCAACAAATAAGATTTCAGCAAGCAACGGTTTACCCTCTTCACCGATGGCGGCCATCATCAACCGCACTTCTCGCCCTCGACTTTGCTCATTCATCACCATCCCCACCAGCGATTTATCAAAACCGGCCAATTTAAGCTGTAATTGTGGTGGACTGGTTGTCTTATTTTCTTTTAGCTGACTGATTTCGCCTAAACTTCCTACACCTAAATAGGTTTCCCCCGCAATAATCAGTTGCCCAACACCGGTATGCGCACAGGTCACGCCTGATTTTAAATCGAGTCTGGCGGCTAAGACGATATAAGCCCCCTCATTAATCGCGTTGACCATGGCGTCAGAAAATGGATGATATTGCATTAGTACAACACCTCCTCAAAAGATAACGTGATATTGGTATACCCCAAGCGACGATGCTGAAATTTACCCTGTTCATTATCAACGAGCCGAAAAACTCCAAAAGGACGCTCAACCTCGAGCATTTCATTGACGGTAGGTGACGTTCTTAACATCGGCGAAATAAGAATAATGGCACGTCCTTGATTATCACTGACCACATCTGCCACCACCATTTTGAGTTCATTACCCACAGTTAAACGATCCCCTTGCTGTAACACGCGCATATTGCGCTTCCAGTCCTTTGTTTCTAGCCGATGTCCCAATTGGCTCGGTATTGCAATACGAGGCGAACCATACCCATAACGCCCTTTTCTTATCCAGCTTGATATTTTGACCCGTCCCGACATCCCATCCAATGAGGCCACCAGCGCTTCTAACTGGCGCGATTTCTCTTCATTTAAATTATTGAATGTCAGCTCACAACGCCAACGACTTCCAGGAAAGCGTACCGTCTGGCTACCTCCATTAAATGGCGAGGTAAAGGTTTTGCTGTTACTCAATAATTGCCAGTTTTCCTGTGTGGGGATCACCTCTTTTGGCCATTCAAGAATAGACATTTAAACTCCTAATGTTCTGCGTGCTGCGCCATTACTTTGAAAGTCTTGTAACATCATCGCGTGAGCTTTCTGTGCGCCTGCTTCTGTCCCTTGTTGTGCGGCTTCTTTCATTGCCTGCGCAAGTACAGCGTCACCATTTCCTGTCACCGTAATATGATTAACGACTGTCATTTGCACACTACCCGCACGGGCTAACGTCGGTTGTGGTGTAACGGGTATTCGTCCTGCGACAGAGCCCACAAAGCCCCCCGAAGCATAACCTTGCGCAGCATGCATTAAGCGATAGAGATTGCCGACACCTAATTTAGCCGTCGCTTCTTTGGTAAAAACAAACTCACCACCATGCACAATCCCTTTAGGTTCGAATTTCCCGCCATGCCCTGTATAACCACCGTAAGCATGCCCTTTGCTCATCCATCCCATATCAAAGCCCATTGCCTGCCCACCTGCTTCAATGGCTTTGAAAATCAGCATTTTCATCACCATTCGAGTGATATCGGAGATCACCGCATTGGCAAAATCTTTAAAGCTTCCTTTGCCCGTTAAAGCAAAATCGGCTAATGCATCAGACATATTATTAAGGGCATTGGTGGTGACGTTTCTGACGTTTTCCATCACATCCATAGCCGACTCACTGAAATCCGATAAACCTTGTTTTAATCCCGCCATCGGATCGCCTTTCATGGCCTCTCGCTTCCTTAGCTCTTCCTCAATCTGCTGTTTAGTGAGTTCGACATTACGTTGTAAGTTCACCAGCTCTTTTTCGCCTAAATCCACACTGGCTTGCTGATACAGCACATCAATCTGACGAAGGGCATTAAGCTTTTCTTGCTCTGCGCGTGTCTTTCCTATCAAGGTGGTTTCAAATTGCATCTGCTCAATTTCTTTACCGCGATCATAAGCAAATTGCGCAACCGAGTTAGCACGAGCTAAATCATCAATGGCTTTCGCTTTTTCTTTTATCGTCTCAATGGCTTTGGAATCGATTTTTAAGATGGCATCAAACTTGTCTTTATTCTGTTTGATATCAGCTAAGGCGGATGTGTATTCATTAAAGGAAGAGGTAGTGCCATACAGCTGAATACTTTGTCCATCTGCAATCAGTGAGGCTTGTTTTTCCTCTAATTCCGTTAAGATTTTGGTGTATTGCTTGGCATAATCAATGGTTGATTTGTGGCTGGGCTTATACGTCCGTTTGGCTTGCAGTGCCAGTTGTGCCTCAATTTCAGCTTGTAAGGCCTTATCGTAGCCTTGCATATCTGGCGTAATTTTGCGTGAAGCCAATACATCTTCTGCATTTAATTTCGCTAATGCCTTCCCTGTGGCTTGCGCTTTTGCCACTGAACGTTGCGATTTTTCAATCGATTCATCAATCTGTTTAGCAATCGCCGTGGCGACATTCACTTGGCTATTTGTCGCCTGAAGCGTGATATCAATGAGTGATTCATATTCAATGCCTAAACTCTTTAAACTCGCCTTAAGTGAATTGATAACGGCATCAACATTTTGTAACTCAGTGGCATAGCGTTTATATTCCGGAGCTTGATCGCCCACTTTTTCTTTGAGTGTCGCCAACATATTTTGCATATTGGCTCGCTGACGCTCTAAGTTATTAACTTGCTCTGCATATGTCCCCATCGCAGCATCAAGCTCTTTTTGCTTTTCAGCCACTCGTTTAAGGTATAAATCCCCCACACCTTGTTCAGCAAACGCCTTTTCACTCTCAACGCTGTATTTTGATAGACCTTGTAAGGAAATGACCTGTTGTTTAAGCTCCTCGACTTTCTCCAATTGCGCGTTAATGCCCGATGAAACTTTACTTAAATTCGCCACTAATGTGGCATTGCTCATTTTGTTTAACGCTTCTGTTGATGTATCAAGGGAATTGGCAAATTCAATCGATTCGAGTTTGGCTTGTTTGACATTTTCGCTGTATTCATACAATCCCATGCCCAATGCTGCAACACCCGTCAACACTAATCCAATAGGGCCACCCGCGAATCCCATAACACTGTTAAGTGCTCGCCCCGCCACCGTTGATTGACGCCGAGCGGTCGTTAATGCACGTTGAGCAACGTTTTCGGCGGTTAATGCCTGTGTATAATTTAGAGAGGCTGTTCTTGCGAGTGACTTTGTGGCGATAAGGTTATCAAGTGCTATTTTTTCCGCGTTAGTGCCTCTAGCAACTTGATATTCCATTTTGGCTCTATTGAGCGCCGATGTGGTGGCTTCTTTATCCGCCCATGCCTTCCTCACGGCACTGGTTGCTGCCACACTGTTTGCCTCTGCACTCTGTAATGTGGCTTTGGCTTCATTCAACGTTGTCTGATTTTTCAGATAAGTGGCTTTCGTCCATTGAGAGAGTTTTGCTACCAATGCCGTGACGGCGATCCCTTCGACTACTTTAGCGACTAACGATAGATTATCGGCAAGAGTGGTCATCCCTGTGGTAAAAAGCTGAGTCGCACCTGTACCTTGATTCGCTTCACCGATAAATTTTGTCATCGCCGATTGAAGATTAGTAAAACCTTGGCTAACCGTTGTCACGCTGGTAGCAAATTTTTTATCCACACTGTCGGCTGCACGTTCTAAGGCTTGAATGACTTTTTCAATCGTCATTTCACCGTCTTGGGCTTTCTTCCTTAGTTCACCCACACTAACATTCATTCCGTCAGCGATGGCTTTCGCTAACGCAGGCGTTTGCTCCATCACTGAATTTAGCTCTTCGCCACGTAACTGACCCGAGGCTAATGCTTGACCAAATTGAGTTAATGCCGCTTGGGCTGCGGTTGCACTCGCTCCTGAAATCGCCACGGCTTTTGAGACAGTTTCCGTGAGTTCAGCGACTTTTTGCTGACTTAATCCTAAGCGATCGGCATTATCCGCAAAACGTTGATAAACCTGTGCTGTGGCATCCAATGATTGATAGGTTTTTTGGGCAATATCATAAACCGCTTGTGTGGCTTTATTTAACTCAACGGAGCTTTCTGTCACCAGTTTTAAGCGGTTCTGTAATTCCGTCCAACTATCGGCATAATTAATGACTTGATGAATGGATAATGCACTTGCGGTGACACTCGCAAAACGGGCAAAAAGCGCCGAGGATTTTGCGGTTTGCGATACCATTCGCTCTTGTTGCACGGTGATAGCTTGAAGGCTGACGCGAATACTTTGCCCAAATTGTTCTGTTTGGCGCTGGCTACGGTTGATCGCATTTGTGAAATTTGCCGTATTCAGCGTCAAATCAATATTTAATCTACCTAATGCTCCCGCCATAAATTCAATCCTTGGTATGAACACTACAAAAGCAAACTTTCACCCTGAATAAATGCAATATTCCTTGTTATTTGCTATTGCTTTAATTATTGATAAACTGAAATTTCGAATAATAGAGGGGGTTTTATGAGACTTATTCTGGCGTTATTACTACCTTGGTTACAATTTTTCACGATTGGTCGCCCATTTGCTGGCATCTTCTGCCTTATCCTACAAATCACCTTAATTGGGTGGATCCCTGCGGCTATCTGGTCGGTTTATGCCCTTTCTCAATACAATACGGATAAAAAAATTGAGAAAATGTCTCGCGGTGGTTAACGATTAAGCCCCACGGATGTGGGGCTATCGATTAGCTAATACACTCTCAGTGACATTATCCCACAGTTCTTCTTCCGTGATTTTCTTCTTCCACATCGGCATAAAATCCATCAATTCAGGCGGAGACGTTTTCGGATCACGATTTATCATCGCGAGAAGATGCGCCACTTGTGCCATCCGATAATCCTCTCGCCATAAACCAAAGGGTTGTTTACGATAAAAGGCCTCATATTCACACAAGTGGCTTTCGGGCATTTGCTCGATTTCCGCGAGCGTTTTTCCCAGCGCCAACGACAATATCAATTGAAATTGTCGTCGGTCTCCAAGTTTTTTTCGCTGTTCCCCGCTTCGGCCGTAAACACCGCATTAGAGAACCCTTGCCCTAGACGATTAAGACCTTTTAAGTCTTCTTCATTTTCAGCATCAAAAAGCAGTTCCCCTTTTTCATCACACAACTTAAAGGCCAACATTCTGGCGACATCGTATTCATCGTAAACACGATTTATCGCCTCATTAAATTGTTCGGGATCGTCTTCGTCTAAGTAAATGTCCTGCGCTTCGGCAAGCTTGATTTTAATTTGGCGAAGTTTGCGCTGAATGTAATTCATTGTGCCAACATCCAGCTCTTTAACATAAAAGGTGTTGTCTAAATAGGTAAAAGGCGTCACTTTCAGTGCTTGGTTTAACACCAATTCTCGCAATAAAGCGTTAGACATAATCACTCCTAAGATTTTTTATCGAGAAGGGAGATGAGAAATAATAAGAGAGGTGAGTTAAGGGTTATTTCTTCACATTCAAATAATCACGGCCAGACAATTTAATCGAGATCCCCGAATCCATCATTTGCCCTACACTGCCATCAATGTTCATGCCCGTTTCGACAGAGCCGTAATAAAACATGGAGCCTTCATCTCGTGTTAATACCATTTTCACCGCAAATTTTTCTTTGCTGTTTTCATATTTACGCAAGAGTCGCTGCACATCACTGGAGCTATAACGTAAGAAGAAGGTCAATTTAATTGAGCCGTATTCCGTATCACCGGATTCATATTCCTTGCCATCACTGCAAATGGTGGTGACATCAATTTGTTCGGTTGTCGAACCGTCTTTACTGAAACTTTTTACCGCACAGAAATTATTAGACCATTGAATACGTTGTGCTTTGGCGTTTGAAAAATCCGTAGGTAGCGTTTTATCACTCCAATCCACTTCGTCGCACAGGGTCACTTTATTGCCATCAACCTGTGCAATGGGAAAACGCCCATCTAACTCCCCTAAACCCGATAACATAATCATGTCATCCGCTTTCAGTTTATTATTGGCGATGGTAATGGTTGCGGGTGATAACGTCGCTTCCGTCACTGTCATCGCCTCCCCTAAGCCGGTTTGCACAAAGATCTTCGTGCCGAGGAAAGGCGTCGCTTTATGGTTTTTTGACTTTGCCATATCCATTCCTTATTTATCTGATGAAATCATTAATTCGAGAACAAGCCGATGCAATTTGACATCCGCTTCATACCCAAAGACCGCATTCACCCGTTGTGCAAATGGGATCGCCTCAACAATCTGAGCCTCAATGTTTTTACGCAAGACCATGAGGGGTTGTGGCTGTGGCGCATACACATCAAGTTGCACACGATAGTTGTCTAAATCTGTATCCTCCAGCGCACTGTTAGGCGTGATGCTGGCGAACTGGATCACAATGGCGGGATAATGCCTTTTGCCTTCAGGTAATACCTGAAAAAAAACCCTTCCATCGACCAGCGGTGAAAGGGTCTCTTTTAATTGCTGTATCATGATCTCTACCTTGTTTTTTCAATATCCTCTTTGAGTGTTTGAACAATCACTTTAGCCGTCGCTTCCTTTTTCGCTTCAAAGCTGGGGCGCATAAACGGTTGTGCGGGCATCTTGGCGGTACCAAACTCGACAAACCACCAATAAAACGGATCATTTGGATTCAATGCCGCACTTTTTCCCGTTACCTGTTTAAAGACAGACACCTTTTTACCCGATAATGATTTCACCCAAATGCGCGTTTTGACTTGTCCATTACGCTGCACTTTCGTTTTAGAACGAATATTGCGCTTGATGGTGCCTTTGCGTCGATGAGGCACCGTTTCCTTAAGGATCGGCACTCGATGTTTGATTTCCTGCTTTAACGCCGAAGCGCCTGCATTCATCGCCTTACGCGCACTTTGATTTCTGGTTTTACGGGCAATGTCTTGCATTCGTTGAGCGAGTTCAGACAATCCACTGATTTTAATCTCACCCATCATTCACGCCCTCTTTGCACATCAATTGAAGCTCACGATGACGCTCATAAGGGTCAATAATCGAAATAATATTAAATAGTCGCTTACCCCATACAATACGCATCGAAGTATCAATGTCAGCGATATAGCGAATAATAATTCGTGTTGTGGCCTCACTTTGTACTTGTTGGGCTTGAAAATATTCCCGCCCTTGATAAGGCATGATCGCTGCACGTACTTTTGTCGCATGATCCGTCCAAATCACATCATTGCCACTGATGGCATCGGGCGCTAATACTGATTTTTGAATATGAATAGTGTGGCGTAATCGTCCCGGATCCATTAACTACCTCGCCAATTTCGACAAAGCAGTAACAATCGTTCTGCTGCTTTATTTTCATATAACGGAATTTCACTTTGGCTGGTTCGATGTTCAAACATATCCCCCAGCACCAAAAGCATGGCCGATTTCACTTCATAAGGGATATCATCGGGTGATTTCCATGCTGGTTCATCACACCATCTCAAACAATAATTTAATGCGCTTTGTGCATAAAATAGAATCTGCTCATCGCGATCATCACCGCTGTATTCGAGATGCTGTTTTAATAAAGAAAGAGGAATGACATCTAAGATATTCATGATGTAATACGGGATAGTTACCTACCCCGACCTATTACTTAAGCACTTCTTCCAGACGTTGGGAAAGTTCCTTTAATTAAGGCTTGAGGGCGATAATGGGCTAATGCTAAACGCTCTTCACACAAAATGGTCAGCATATTCTTCACAAAGTTATCACGATCTTCTCGACTCACTTCGATAACTGCATTCATTCGATCCCATACTTGAGACGCCAAATCAAATGCACCAACAGTAAACTCACCTTGTTTTTGTGCTTTTGTTGGAACAACAGGTAATCCCCACATTACATTTGAAGTAAACGCTTGTGGACCTCCAAAAATATAACGCCCTTCTTTATCTTTCATTAACGCAATGGCATGCCAATCACGAGGATTTAAAATAATACCAGAGGCGCTAAATTCAGATTCTGTTACCTGATAAATGGCATGAGCAATCAAGTCAGCATGCGTGTCGCCCGTAGCACTCAACGTGGTATCATAAGCAGTGGCAACATGATTAATCCCCGTCAAATTATCCGCTGTACCGTCACCATTGAGTAATTGCTCCTCTTCCACTAATGCTAAGCCATACAATAAGCGGTTATTAACGTAAGACTGTAACTGCACAGCATCATCCATCACTTGGCGAGACGCTTGGATCCAATGAGCAATAGTGATCACATTTGCCGTTTGTTTTTCAAACGTCAGATTAGATTCTGGCTTTTGTGCCTTTTCTTTCACTGGTGCCGCGCTATTGGTAAACAATTTTTCGCGTACATATTCCAGTGAGTTACTGGAAATACGACCTTGTGCTAATAAATCGCGGATAACTAAACGACGCATCCCCGGCATAATAATACCCGGTACTTGCATCGGCTGAATGAGAACTCCGGCTGAGCTCGCATCACTGCCTAATGATTTATTAAAGGTTTTCACTTCATAAGAAGCCTGACTCCCATTCCATGATTTTGTCAGCGCTTCTGCTGCTCGCTCAGAAAAATCTTTTTTCGTATTAGGATCATCAGCGCTCGTTGCCCCTTTCTGCTCTAAATCAAACAGACGTTCACCGGCTTTTTTTAACTCCTCTTGAACTAAGACTAAATCTGTTTGTAATTGCTTTGAAACTGCGCCAGTAGCTTCAATTTCTTTCTTCTGTGCATCGAAGAGCTCTTGCACCTTTTTTTGTGATCCTTCGATGGCTTCTTGGATAATAGCTAAGTCAGACATATTCTATCCTTTCAGATTAAATGCATTAATTTGGTTAACAATGGATGCGACTAGGGATTGTTGAGTGTCATCGGACTCACTCCGAATAGCGGATTTGAAGCGGGAAATAAAACCGACTGCTTCTGATTTTGATAAACCGGCTGACTCTCTCAGCCAATCCTCAATATCTCGGATCGTTAATAACCCATCGATGCTCTTGAGTGATGAAACCTGTGCTTGGTCATTAGCGGGAAATGTACAAATACTAATTTCACGTAACAGGGAGATATTTTTAAAAATACGGCCTGAAGGTGTTCGCTCAAAATCATTACGCAGACACCCGAATCCGATAGAAAGCCCGTCAACCGTGCCATGCTTCATTGCCGCTTTTAGATCTTGAGCTGCACTATGACCGGGTGTCAGTTGTCCTCTCACTCGTAATCCTTTTTGATCTTCCTCCATGTACTCCCATTTCCCCACAGGAAGCTCCCAGACTCGATGGTTATAAAACATAGCGACTTTTTGTTTTTGCTTATCTAAAACATGCTTAAACGCACCGGGTAAAATAATGTCACCATCGGAATCTTGATGACTAAATACAGAGGCATAACCTTCGAAAACGCCTTGTGTGCCATCACCCGTAAATTTGATTTCCGCTTCATCAAAATTCAGTGTTTTTCTAATATCAGGCATTGAACCCCCATAAATAATTAAGCCCCACTTTCGTGAGGCTCTTTATTGAGTTGGTTAATCGGTAAATATTGTGCTTGCCGGTAAGCGACATCTCCACCTTCAAGAGGAGGATAATTATCAAGCCGTCGCATTTCATTAATAGTTCTTAGCCCCGATTCTCCCATCGCTTTCATAAACGCGGCGCGTGAAGTAGAATCGCCTCGCAATAATCCATCAAGGTTATGTTCAGCATGGTATTTTCCCACTTCGGGGGGTTTTAGAAGCCAACGCGCAATGCAGTTTTCCCATCGGGAGATATAGGGTTGTAAGGTATATTGAAGAAAACCTAAGTTTTGTTGCTCAATACCTGTTCCCCAACTTGTTGATTTTTCAACATCGCCGACTAAATGCGGGGGAACACCAAAAAAACGGGCTAATTCACTGACTTGAAATTTGCGGGAAGACATTGTTTCTGCATCTTGAGGACTAACACCAATATCTTGTGCTTGAAATCCCCCTTCTAAGATCCACAATCGTTTTTTAACGGGACCACCCGCAATTTCTTTGAAATTCTCTTCAAGTTGGCTACGTTGCTCTTTATTCAATACCTTATCGCCCGTTGTCAGAATTTTAGGAGACTTAGCCCCATTAGCGTAAAACTCACGTTGTTGATCTTCCATCGCAACGGCCGTGCTTGCTGTCTTACACGCATAAGCAATAGGCGACAATCCGACTAATCCATTAAAACCAAACCCTTTTAAATGAAAAATTTCATGTTGTTTAAATTTCGCAAACTCATGATCACGCTGATATTTATAGATAATATTCTTCCCCTCCATGCGTACATCCATATTGGCAGACAACAGAGGAAGCAAGCTAATCACATCACCCACTTTATTTCGCTCAATCAACGCGAAAGCATTACCATAAAAGCAAAGCTGCATAGTCATTGCCTCTCGGAATTCTTGAGCGGTCATATATTGATTGGGCGAATATCGCAGTAATCGAGCCAATGGGTTACTTAAATCAACTTTGGTTCTATTTCCCTGTTTATCCGTTTCGAACACATCCAGTGGCAAACAAGCCGTTAACGTCGAAATTAAGCTAACACAACGCCAAACCGTGGATATTTGGAGTATTCGCTCATCATTTACAGAAGAATCACCAAGCGAGCCTTGCGCTGAGATAACGCCTGATTGTGAACCTTGTTCAGGTGTCACGAGTCTTCCCCCAACAAAGAAGGAAGCCAGACGCGCAAACCAACCATGATTAGTGCGCAAATCGATTGAATATTGTTTATCTGTCATCACATACTCAATGGGTTAGAGAAAAAGTCATCAAGGTTGCCATCATCAACCTCACCTTCCGCAGCACCAATCGCCATTGCTGATGCCACCACACCATCAATTCGACCAGTGCTTTTTTTCTTGGCAAAGACGCGGTTATCTTTTTGGTCAGCCTCAAGCACAGCGGATGCGGCATTCCATCTCAAACAAGGATTGGTGTGGATCTCAATCTTCTTGTCATCAATTAGCTGTTCAAACAGTTCGATAGAATGTGGCATCCATAGCCCTGAGTCCTTGGCTTTGTAATATCCTTGTCCATGCGGAGTTAAAGGAACTGTCACCCCCACCTCATCGAGTTTGGGTTCAAGGTATTTAATTCGATAAGGGTCAAAGGCAATGGCTCTCATGTTGACGCGCATCGCCATTTCAGCAATACGTTCTGCCACAAATTCATATCTCACCGCATTCCCTGGCGTCGTATGCATAAAACCTTGCCTTACCCATAAGTCGTAAGGCACTCGGTCGGTTTTCGCTCTATCCAATAAGGTGTCTTTGGGTGTCCAAAATTCGACATAAAGACGTTTGAGACGAGGAAAATACAAGGCTAATGCGGTTAAATCTTTGGTTCCCGATAAATCCAATCCGCCATAACACTCTTCACCTTGAAGATCATCAAATGTGAACGTGTTTTCACACTGCATCCATGTTTCACTGTTAATCCACGGATTATCAGCATCCACCCACTGACAAAAATTAAGCCGACGCACAATGCTTTCTTTCGCGGGCATACCTCGGGCTTGTGTCACTTGCTCGCGTAAGTAGCGATCAGAAAAGGTGTAACCCAGTGACGGATTGGCTTTCCCCCAGCAAGATTCATCCTTAAAGGGATCATCGCCCTCATCCAGTGAGCAAATATAGGAAAAGAAACTGTCGTCTTCGATAGTGCCTTCGGCGACTTTTCGACCGTATTCATGGTAGTCATAACACACACTGGTTTTATCATGGCCACTGTTGGTGATCATAAATATCAAGGCTTGCCGCCGACCTTTTGTGCCCGCTCGCATCATCTCGACGGCGGTATTGTTTTTATGCTCATGAATTTCATCTATCAGCGCACAATGGGGACGAGGCCCTGATTGCCCATCATCTGAGCTAATCGGGCGAAAGAATGAACTTGTTTTCAAATAAGCCAAGTTCCACTCTTTACCTGTTCCGCCTGATTTGGTGATCCGCTGACTTAATGCGGGAGATTGATCAACCATCGCCACCGCATCACGAAACAAAATCATGGCTTGGTCTTTTTTCGTAGCTGCTGCATACACTTCGGCGCGCGGTTCACTGTCAGCGACTAAACAATACAACCCAACGCCACCTGCCATCGGTGATTTTCCTGAACCTTTGCCTGATTCAACGTACACCATGCGAAACCGGCGTGTACCATCAGTCATTTTCCAGCCAAAAATGGAGCCAATCACAAAGCATTGCCAAGGCAATAAAATAAACGGTTTTCCTTCATGCTCCCCGCCATTGAGCTTTAAGACTTTCGCGAAAAAATCGATCACTCTTTTGACGGCCTCGACATCCCAGACTAATCCTCGTTGCTCGGCTTCGTTTAAATCTTTAAGATGACGCGCACATGCATGACGAATATCAGGCCCCGCTAAGATTTTTCCTTGATGCACGTCTTGCGCGTATTGCGTTGCCGGATCAACCGAAATATTGGTTGAGCGGATCTTCCTCTTCTTCTCCACCATCCATCTTCACCTTCGAACGAGCGGCGGGGGTTAAACCAAACTCGACTAAATAACTTTTAAAACGGCGATCTGCATCAGCTAACATGGCAACGGCAGGATTCGCTTTAATTAAAAAATCCCCTAATTGCGTTTTTGTAGTGTATGTCCGACCTTCAATGGCAATGGTGTCTCGCAATTGAAGAATATCGGCGTAGATATCACACAGCCGTTCTAATGCCAGCGTGTCAGCCACAGTTAAAACGCCCATCCTATCAAGTAATAAGGTTAATTTTGCCCACGCCATTTTCCCCCAATCCGTTAAATGTTCGGGTGGGCTTGGAATTTCACGTTTAGGTTGGGGTTCTTTATCGTTGAGTTTTCGTTTTCCCGGATTACCGGTGACCACCTTCAAGTGGGTCGGTTTCGGGCGTCTTCCTGCCATCGGAACCTCCCAGAAAAAAACTTTTCATTTCGCGGTTGTGCACACAAATGAGGGCGCTAGGTAATCAGGGCGAAAGTGTTTGAACTTTTACCCCGCCCCCACCCGTTGTTATTTCAATTTGGAATTATTTCAAATGGATATCGGGTGCATTCATGATCATGTCATTAGTGCATGTCAGTGTGACTGTGATATCAACTTGTTTACATAATCCATCAGCGGGTGGAAGAACAACTAACTTTTGATTACTTAACAACTCACCATCAACACTTAATGCATGACCAACGAAGCGACCGCCACGAAATAGCTTGGATAACTTCACTTGTTTTTGATTACACATCGTTATTTATTCCAATGAGAATTGGGATCGAGTGGAATGCCATCCGCATTACAGCCAATGACTTTGCCACTCTTTTCGATACGTTGTTTGGTTGAGTTATGATGCAATTCGCATAAGCTTTGGAAGTTCTTTGTGTCCCAGAATAAGGCTTGAGCTTTTGCGATACGTTCTTTATCACCTGATTCAAGTGCTTCTTTAAGACGATGCGGAATAATGTGGTCAACTACTGTGGCAGCAGTAATGCGCCCTTGTTCTTGGCACATGACACAGAGCGGATGTTCATTAAGAAACGCTAATCGCACTTTAGCCCATCGACCACCATAGATATTGCGTTTTTTCATGGTTTATTCTGTTTATTATTCTCTTTTACTGCTCATTCTACCTCAATCAGTTTAACTGGTTTCTCACCAGCCTCATGACACCAATTATTATATTCACTGACAGCACGCATGAGATCACTATCCGTCCGTCCAATTTTATCAACTAAAAAAGTTAAGCTCTCAGTATCAAAAACAACGATTTCTGGCGGGACATGATTGATATTCCCTTTCTGGTGAAGAGAATAGATTACTGCTCGCAGTTCATTTATAGCCTTAGATCTTTCAAGATGCTGTACTTTGATTTTGTCACGCAAGACCTTACAACGTCCTATGGCTTCATAGTTAATCTGTTTATCTGACATAATGTTCTCCAATAAAAAAGACCACTAGGATCTATTTTGTTTTCTCTTTAGCAAATTTACTCGCCCATACTTTGGCGATATGCAAGCAATCGTCAAACATTCGCCCTTTCTTACTCGCTTGAGCGATTCGGCGATAATGATCTACTGCCATGTAGCTTGCTCTCTGGGTGACAGATAAAGAAAAGCCGAGCTTCTTTAACTCGGCCTGTATGTTCTTTTCTATGAATTGTTCGTGGTTCATGCGGGTTCTCCTCCATCTGGAAAATCACCCATATCAGGTAAAGTAAGTTGTGATAAATCAATAATGGCTTTCTTTGCTTTACGTATTTTCTTCAAATGACGCTTGCGCAAATTCATCAGGTCACTACCTTTCTTACCAAAATTTTCAAAAGACCAATTATCCGCTGCTACTAATCTATTTTGCATTTCGTTAATGGTAAGGCTTTTGAGCTCATCCATATCAAGATTTGCTAGCTCTGCTTGAGGTTTTGACTCCTTCTCTGCCAAGTCTAGTAGCCAGCGTCGAAGTGCTTTAGCAATATCAGTTTTAGAGAGAATACCGACTAAATGAGCACCTCTAACCGAAAATATCCGCACTCTTTTATTTTGTATCTCATTGTTTTTACTACTAACGGTCAAATTGACCGTCTGAGACATGCCATCGGTAAACTCATCTTTATTTCGATTAAAGATACGAGTTACTGATGACTCATCTTTGTATCCAAGCAATTCTGAAAGTTGCTTGTTGGTAAACCAGATTTTTCCATCACCCTTATCAAATGGGGTGATTTTGTTACCTTTAAAAACTAAGGATTTATTCATAGCGTATTACCTTCATTTGAAATGAACCCTCGTTCACATAGAAAATCAGCCCGTCGAAGCTCGCCAGCTATAACTGACTTTCTCGAAGGCTCATATCAAAGTGATTGGATTCGACGTTTTTGAAGTGCTCTGTGAATGAGCGATGAAATGCGTATAAAAAAAGCCACCAGCGATTAACTGATGGCTATCTGTATATACCACTCAATGAATGACGTTTGTTGAATTAAATATATTGATGTCTCTCCATCGTCACGCCCCTTCTTCTACCTACAGCTGACGTTGCTGATAATGACCAAAAAATAACAAAACGGTGGTATTCGTTGTTTTTGATTTCTCTTACACACTCAATGTGAGGAGAACATGTCATCGTTAATGTATGAGAACAGCGACAACGCAACGCATTAAAACATCATTACAAGAGGATTATTTTCTAAAAAATAGCGTTGATTATTAACAGATTGGTTTAGTCGATATTGGTAATCTATTGTTTTCACTCATACTAGTGAAAGCCCTGTGGGAGCCCAAACTCACAGGGTTATTTTTATCTTGCGTTTTTATTTAGGTAAGAAATAAGTTAATCAGAATTATCAATCTGGTATATATACTTACTTAAGCTATACTAACTAAAATCAACCTCGCTATACTCTTACTGATTGGTGTTTAGTTAGTTTGCCCATGCACCCATGCTGGGCTTTTTTTAGTTCACACACTCCACTCTAATGTAATCCTGCAACCCTTTAATCATCAGCTCTGACTCTGCAATTCGTTCTCGGAGTAACCAATAATTTCGGATAGCGGTGTCAGTAGGTCTGGCGGTGGTTGCATCATCCAAGCTGGTGGAGGGAGTGGTTTTGCTCTTTGGACACTCGGCTTTGATGTACACCCGCTCAGGATGATGCTCGCTAATATCACGCAAGCGACTAATTTCATTCTTAGCATTCGCTAACTCCTGCATATATTGAATATCCAACTGATTTAATCGCATTATGCGTGCTTGATAGTCAGTATTAATAGACTTCTGTTCTTCGAGAGCAATCGTTAGTTCTTTATTTTTTTCTATCAACAGATTAATTCTGTTAGCTTGCCAGTTAATCACCCAATAACTACCCACAATGATGCCTACCATCGTAATGACGGCATAGAGTTTCCCGTATTTCATGATTAGTACCGATGATGTGAGAGTGCAATCTGACAGCGTTTTTCTAAGCTAATGTGGTCTTTAGTACATGAGTTATCAATCAAGAGATAAATGCCACCAGCGACTGTAATGAGTAATGCAAGAATAAAGCTGATAATGATAATTAAAGGTTTCCATGGCATAGTGCTGACTCCGCCTCTCGACGACTGACAAGCCCTCGCCAAACCTTTCCACCCGCATAAACCCAACGTTTCATTTCTTCACAGGCACCCGATCTATCACCTGCATTTAGTTTCTTGAGTAATGTTGAGTGAGCAAATGCTGTCGTTCCTACATTAAAAGCAAAGGAATATAAAGCGGCTTTGGTGTAGTCATCGAGTGGTACTTTGATTAATGCATCGACTCGCTGTTGTGTCTTAATAAAATCGTTTTGTAATAACGCATCACATTCTTGTTGTGTGTATCTCTTACCTTGAATAATGTCTTTGCCTGTATGCCCATAACAAACCGTTAGAACGCCTGCCACATCACGATAAGGTTCATAACGTACACCTTCAAAATGGGCTATTACTACTAACGCGATTGCCGTTGCTCCTGCTGTTGTTAGCGCAGCTATTTTCTGTTTGAGAGACATTAAATATCCTTTGGCGCTTTCACCATTAATTCAGCAAGCCTTTTTAGGGTTTCGGTCGGGTTTTGTGAGTCAACATGACGAACAAGCTCTTCAAATAATTGAGTGCGTTTTCGTTGCTCTCGACGAGTCATAAAATAAGTGGCTAAACCTAAAACCATGCTAAACGCCATCCCGATAACAAATCCCCATTCATATAACGAAAGACTGGCAAAAAATGCCGTTAAGCCTGCGGTTCCGTAAGTAACATTGGTTAATTTATCCATACGCATAGTCACCCCCAGAGGAGTGTCCGTTGATGATTAGTGTGAGAAAGTTAAAAGTGAAACGATAAAAATTAGGCGGGTATTGATACTTTAAGTGCCTTTAATAAACCTTCAGGCAACTGCTCTTCAAGTGACGCACTAGAAACAATCACAAGACCATACATGGATATCCATGTATTCGTTTGTTGTAAGTGTCCTTGAATAAATTGCTTCGCTTTCTCTAACAAATAAACACAACTCTCTTGTATGTTTTTGCGCCAATAGGATTCAATCGCCACCAGCAATGGGTCACCTGCATCATTAATTTTTTGTGTACCGATTCGATATTGCTTTTTACCTGCGGGAGATGTCGTGCAAATTAGTTGTGTAAGCTGTTGAGTTTCACCATCAGCCGTATGGATATTCGCCGTTAAAATGATAGAGGTGTTCTTTTCACTGTCTGTTTCTGAGGCATAGTGAAGACTAAACTGTAATTCGCTTATCTCTTTTGACATAACATTTACCGATTTATTTAGTTAATAAGGTGCCGACTCACAGCTCTTGTGTGAACGGTATAAGTGGGTGTTGATTCTGTGGTCGGCGTAGACGGAAAGGCTACAAAGTAACCTTATTTAATTTAGGGTTGAACATATTAATGAGAATAATTATCATTACATGTGTATCAAATTGACAGGTTTGATACGAATTAGTACGACATGACTTACATTGCTTCTTGCGTTTATTTTATATGCCGATATGACTCCTAGCGTATCGGCATTTTTTATTTTGCGTTGCTCTATATTAAAAATTTAAATTTATCTACTGATAATTCGATCTGACATAAATGCAACTTAGAGATAAATATAATTTTATAGCTCATTCTGTCTGTACAAAAAGAAGGACCTTATTAAAGATAAAATTTGTTATTCAACGATTAGTTGAGGTTATTTCTGAAATTATAGTGTTCTTGTTGGTAATGGAACCTTGCACTAATATAGGGAAATACAATTAAAGATGCCTATTATTTGAAACCGTTACTTGGTATGTTTACACTATATTAGGTATAGGTAAGCCAAAATGCCCTTCATTAAAATGGAACCTATGACGAGGATTTTTACTCTTTAAGCTGAACCTCAATAAATTCGGGAGTATTTATGGCGAAGCAACTTTCACCCGCTGGCGTAATGGCTCTTAAAGAAGCACAATGTTCAGTATACTGGTACAAATCTGATTTGCGTGGTTTTTTAAGTCTTTGCCTTTCAAATCCAGCAGTCCTGAATTCCTTTAACTGGGAAAATTACAAACGACAGATCGCATCTGATGTCGTCGATTTCCTTGTAGCAAACCCAACCAACCATCTCGGAGATCTTACCAAAATTTGCTATGAACTATGTAAATTAGCAGATTTTTCTCATCTTAAACCTCTCGATGATGGTTCCACTAAAGTTGAAAAAGCACGTAACGCCGTCAATCAGTTGAAGCAACTTGTAGGAACACATCAAGAAAGTAAACATGAACAAGATGAAATCAAGAAGCGGCAAGAAATAGCAGCACAAAAACTACGCAAAAATGCAGCTGTTCGCCAGAAACTTGAAGCAATCAAAAACAAATATATGGCGCTAATCAGCTCAATTGACCCTCAAGGAAGAGGATTTGAACTTGAACGAATTATGTATGACCTTTTTGAACTTTTCGACTTAGACCCAAAGGCTTCTTTTAAGAACCTTGGCGAACAGTTAGACGGTGCCTTTACCCTAGACGGTACTGAATATTTATTTGAAGCTAAATGGCATAAAGAACTTGTAAATAAAGCATCTCTGGCAGTGTTTACTGATAAAGTGCGAACTAAACTAGAAAATACACTAGGAATCTTTCTTTCAATCAATGGTTTTTCTCTCGATGGTGTAGCTGCACATCAAGCTGGTGGTGCATCCATTCTTCTGATGGATGGTAGTGATCTCATGGCAGTGTTTGAGGAACGAATCGATTTTGTGAGTTTGTTACTAAGAAAAAAACGTCATGCAGCCCAAACAGGTAATATATATTTTTCATATCACCAAATGGTTTCTAGTGCATAATGATAATTGGTACTTATCATTATGGTTTCTATTGTGCTTAACAAAATAATAATTATTTAACGTTGTCATTTTATGTGACTTTATGAGCCATTTTAGAATACATTTGAAACGAAATTATAGGCATTTTACGCATATTAATTATGGTTTTGTTTAATACATTAAATTCTTTGTAATTATTGAAACATTGCTGGAATAATTATATAAAATTTTATAGTTGCCCTCATAAAAACACTGGAAAGAATCATTAATGAAAAAAATATATAAGCTATCAAGCAAAGCAGCGTTAAGATACTTTCTTAAACATGACTCTTACACCACATTAGAACTACCCAACTATATAGATTTTTCATCACTACTTGGAGAAATCAATGATGCCATAGATAAAAAAAAGATTAACTATAAACCAGATTATAAATCACTAATGGGAAAAGATATTAATTACCAAGTATTAGTTAGTAAAGATGGATTATATAGCTGGCGACGGATAACACTAATAAATCCTTTCTATTATGTTTATTTTTGTAGATTAATTACATCACCAAAAATTTGGAAGAAGATACAGGATAAGTTTGAAGAGTTCGACCTGAATGAGCTCGTTTTATGTTCAAGTATCCCCATAAGCAAAAAAAACTCATCCAATATAGCAGCATCAGTTATAAACTGGTGGGAAGAGTTTGAGCAAAAGAGCCTCTCTCTAGCACTTGAATATGAATTTATGTTCAGCACAGATATCTCCAATTTTTATCCATCAATTTACACTCATAGTTTTGAATGGGTTTTTATTACTAAAGAAGACGCTAAAAATAAAAAAAACAAGGATAATCCAGGGAGTTTGATAGACACCCATATCCAAATGATGATGAACAATCAAACCAATGGTATACCGTTAGGCAGTACACTAATGGATACATTTGCTGAATTAATCTTAGGTAGGATAGACATAGAACTACGAAATAAAACTAATGAGTTAAATATCCATGGCTATAAAGTCATACGCTATCGTGATGATTATCGAATATTTTCAAATAGTAAAGATGACCTAGACAAAATATCCAAATGCTTGGTCTCTGTACTTGGTTCTTTTGGCTTGGATTTAAACTCTAAAAAAACTGAACTACAAGAAGATATCATTTACCACTCGATTAAACCGGAAAAAATGGATTACATTAAAGAAGGACGGTTTAACTCCTTACAAAAAATGTTATATTCAATTTACTTATTCTCCCAGAAGCATAAAAACTCCAAAATAACAGTTAGATATCTAAACGATTTTTTACGCCGATTGTTTAAAAGAAAAAGACTTACTAATAATGGACATCAAGTGGAGGCTATGCTTGGGATCATTGCTAGCATAATGGCTAAAAACCCAACAACCTATCCAGTTGGAACAGCTATTTTTGTAAAGCTCCTAAGTTTTCTTTACAAAGATGATAAACAAAAATCTTTAAAATTAGGGCAACTTCACGATAAATTAGGAAAACAGCCTAATACGGAAATGCTTGATATTTGGTTTCAACGGGTTCAAGGAAAAATTAATCCTAAATGGAATGGGTTATATAGCACAGCTTTATGTTTACGAATCGATGATGAAATTAAGAAAAAGAAAACATTCACTATTGATGGTTTATGGGATATGGATTGGATACCTGGCTCAGAAAAATCCCAAAATAAAGCAAAAATAATGTCTTTGCTGAAAAAAACAAAAATTGTAGATATTGATACTTTTGAAAAAATGGATTCAGATATAGAACCAAATGAAGTTAACTTATTTGATAGAGAGTATAGCGCCTAAAAATACAATTAATTCACATGGTTAATGTTATGTTACATAACCACCATTGAAAATGAAAACTACAATCTTTATGGCACTTGAAGTTTAAGTATTCGTTAATTTGCATCATTTAATTATAGAGTACTTTAGAAAAACTGATTATCCATGGAAGAGTAATATTTGTTTCTCACTCAAACCAGACTGTTCACTCTAATTATGTTCGACTTACAAACCTTATGAACTCAACTTTGAATTAGTGCAACTTAAACCCCTCACAAAAACAATTAAGGCCACACATTATGCGTAGCCTTAATATCTTATTCACGTTATCTAACTCAATTATCTTTTATCTTTATTTTCTATCGCTATTGTTTGCCGTTTCTCTTCTTCCGGTAACTCATACTCAATAGCAATAGTCAGAAGCCCACTTGATAAATCGGCTTTTTCTATTTTAACATTTTTACCGAGGTCAAACTGCAACGTAAATTGCCCTTGAGATATGCCCCGGTGGATCCATTTATCATTGTCTTCTTCTGATTTTTCTTCTTTTTTCCCTTCAATCAATAAACGGCTTCCTTTCAATGAAACCGATAAGTCATTTTCTTGATATCCAGGCACACTCACTGTCAATTCATAATGGTTATCATCAATCTGTTTCAAGTTATAAGTCTGTACAGGTGATGCAATTGGCTTACTGCCTGTTAACTGACTAAACAGGCGATCTATCTGATCAAAACGATTTGAAAGTAAGTTGTCAGATAATGTTGGGAATAATGAAAAAGGTTTAATGTTAGGCATATAACTCCTCCTTCAGTATTTCGTGAATTATGGGCGGTATCTTATTTGCCCAAAATATAAATATGAACGAGCAAGTATTTTTCAAGCCCTAAAATCTAAATTTTGTATCTTTGACCAACATGGGATTGTAGATAGCAAAAAACCCCGCCGAAGCGAGGTTTTGTATATTCAACTATTTAATGCTTAACTCATTTGTGCTGTCATCACACTTTTGCAAAAAATACATTTTGCGCCGTGTGGGTTGTTCACTGTGACATCAAATTGTGATGTTCTATATTGTGAACCACTACAACAAGGGCATTTAAAATAGAGGCGAATAGTAATAGCGCCTTTAGAGAGCCACCACGTTGCCGGCTGCTGGGCCTTTCATACCATTTTCCATGGTGAATGAAACTTGTTGGCCTTCAGCTAATGTTTTGAAGTTATCACTTTGGATTGCAGAGAAATGTACGAAGACATCTTTGCTGCCATCAGCTGGAGTAATAAAACCAAAACCTTTACCTTCATCGAACCATTTTACTGTACCAGTCATTGTATTAGACATAGAATTTCCTTTAATTTATTTAATTTGCCATAAGGCATATGCGGTTTGTTTTGTATTTTTACTTATGGGAATTAATTAGAAGGAATTCACAATGAAGAGGTATCGAGGATAACGCTAAACGGGAACAACTTTAAACTGACTAACATAAATAGGTCTGTACTTCCAAACCAGTGACGCTATTAAGCCATAGAAAAATTCAGATAGCAAACTTTATTTTTTAGCGGTAAATCAGCTTAAGTAGACCTATAAAAAACACAACCCCGCTACACTCACGAGGTTTTTAATAGATAAGTCATGTAACATTGAAACTATTATTAACACAATATATTGTGTTTTGTAATTACGCAAGACTATAAATGTGGTGTTTTCTAATTATTTTATCCATGTCTAATTTTACGTTATCAACCGATAGACATCCCTCAATAAATCCTTCCGCTGTCTGCAATCGCTTAGCCACTTCGTTATGAGAAATACCAAGTTTTGAAGCCATTGAACGCAAAGGATAATTCTTCACATAGTACATAATAACCAGCTGAAATAAGTAACTATTATTTACCTTTAAATGTAATATCGCTTTATTTATTTTTAAGCCATCATCATCTGAACATTGCTCTCGGCTTCGTCTTGAACTTGGAATCAATCCTTTAAAGCCTGCTGCGATAGATGAGTAATCGATACTATTTCCCTCATTAGCTGACCACGCTCCCCAACGCGATAAAACTTCCTGCATATCTCTCATACTTAGACTCCCCGTGCCGTATACACGTTAAACCAATGCTCCCATTCCTAATGAACGGTTTAAAAAAGAAAATAACAATTCGATTTGGTTACCATAATTGGCTTCCCACAATTTTGGATCACGATGCAACTCATCATGGTGTTGCCGACATAATGGAATAGTGAATAAGTCATGAGCTTTCGTTCCCATGCCTCCCATACCATGGCCAATGATATGATGTGGATCATCAGCTTGTTGTCCGCAAACACAACAAGGCTGTGTTTTTACCCATTGAAGCCACTGGGAATTCTCCCAACGGCGCATTTTAGGTTTAAGAAGAAATGAGGCTGGAGGTTCAGGATCGACAGTCACATTAATAACGGGTTTTATAGCATCTAAACGCGCATTCATTGCTGATAGTGCTGTCACTTCATTTGGAACAATATCAGCTTCAGGAAAACCGCCATGCACCCTGCGCTCTTTAGGCTTATCAGGCCAATTTAAGATACAGCGCAATATAGCATCAGGTAATTTATCAACCAGTTTATGCATCACGGCAAAAGCAAAAAAATCAGGTATCGTCAGTGAATGGTTATCATCTAATCTCAAACGACTGCGAATAGTGTCTATCATCCAAGCAATACGATTTTTATATGCTAATTCAGCAACCCACTCCGCCGATAAATTACGAATATGATTATCATGGTACCAACAAGTCCGTATCACACCGTCTTTATGCCATGTGGTTGTTAATTCATGATGATGATAACTGTCATGCTCATCGTTAATCTGGCAGCAATGGATATTCCTGCCTATCCACATATTCATCGATGCCAACCCGCCCATAGCTTGGATCACTTTTTCATTATTCAAAAAGCCAATAATATCCTTGTTATTCAATAATGGTTGTTCGTTCCCTGTTAATGCACCAGAAGGCCATTTATTTAAACTCTTTGGTACATCACTAATAATCACACGAGAATGTTGTTTAAGTTGCTCAAGCAATTCCGCTTCAGGCTTCAATAAAACAACCCCAAGATCGGGCTGAATATAGGGTGTTAATAGTAATTTCATGCACTCACCTGTTTATTCAGCATCACCATACGGATCAATTCATCCGTTTTACTTTCAAAGAAATGAGGTTGAGTTTCACGAGGATTATTAGGGCTGGTCATGTTCTTCCCAAACTGACAGCCCCGTGCAGTCACTGACCAGAACTCTTTCATTTTGTTAGCAGTTTTCGTACTTGGGCGAGATAAACGTTCAACAATGCCGAGATCGGCCAACCGTTTATACGCTTGTTGCGCTGAAATAGGTAATTGATGTTTTCTAATCAGTGTTGATAAAGCTACTGTTGGACGACTTGAACCATCCATTGATCCGCTTGGCGCATCAATCGCATACACAGGGGCTAATTCGGGTAAGCCTGCCATGGCTTGTAATTTTTGATACGCCCCTAATTTCGAAGAGTTTGAGAAATTCAGGCTTTTAGCCATCGATTCAAGCAATATGACTCCAGCTTGAACTTTATCGGCTAACTTTTCGCCGTGTTGCTGTGTTATCAATGCATCAAAAGTACGGATCACTTTTAAATGAAATGATGGGCTTATCCACATTGCATAGGCATACACTAATTCTTTGCAAACATACGTTCCTTGGTTAAGCCCACCAACAATGGCCACAATGGGAACCGCTCCTGTGATCTCAGGAGCGGTTGAAATTTCATCAACCAACTCTTTAGTTTGAGTCAAAGCACTCCAATTCGACGGTTGATGCCGTTTTTCACCACCTGAGACTCGATGAAGATCATTTAAACAATAACGCCCTGCGGTATCTCGACGAATTTGAACACCATCAATAACAATTAGTCCATTCATGTTATTTTTCTCCACTCTCGTTTATAGCAAAACTTCCTGAGCAACTTGTTCCGCGACTTGTTGCCAAATACCTCGCCACGCAGCTAAACCTGCAACCTCATTCATTCGACCTAGACCATTTTTCTTTGCCTGAATAGCGGCTAATTCTTGGATTTTATTTTTAGGTTTCCAACCCGTACCCCAGATGAGCCGGAATGTTTCATCACGCTCTACAGAGTCGATGGCGATTTTTTTCTTACCTGCCAAACGTAAGGTTAAATCATCCCATTGAGCCCTGAGTGTACGAGGACACTGAACATTCTTTTTCCAAAAATCATCTTGCGTAATTCGTTTATAGAACTGGCAAATTTCTTTGTGAGTATGCCCATCAATCGTTGCCATTAAGCGAATATCATTAGCCCAATCAGTGAAATTTGGCTCTTTAGGCGTTTTTAATCCCATCTCTTGAAACACTTCGCATTTACGGCTGAATAACCATTTAGCGCACTTCAAATCGTCAGCGGAGCCCCATTTTTGAAAGTTGGCACTGTAAATCACAGCTTCAGGATAACGCGTTAAAAAATCATTTTTGAGCTGGTCGCTGAATGCGCCAGAATTCTGCGACGAAGAATAATTTATTGATGGATCATATTTTGAAGTTACTGATGGATCGCCCTCAGGAGCTGGCGGGTCAAAATCCCTATTTTTGCTCGATTTTGAGGGAACAGAATTTGATGCAACAAATTTTGATGGGTCAGATCCTGATGCGTCAGGTTTTGACACGTCAGATTTTGTTGGTTGAGAAAGCGCTTTCTTTGCTGATTGGTATAGTTTCTCTACATTCAGCTGATAGATATTGCTTGCGTTGCGATTGCCTTTTCTACGCTTCTCGCTGGTTAACCACCCTTCTTTTTCCAACTGCTTTATTGCTGTGCGCACCGTGCTTTCACCCGCACCAATTTGACGAGCAATCGTCACAACAGAAGGCCAACAAATACCTTCATCATTAGAAAAATCAGCTAATCTTGCCATGATAGCGACTGATGTGAGTTTTAAACCTGCATGGGCGCAACCATCCCAAACATAACTAGATAATTTAACACTCATAAGAGGCCTCACTTAACTCGGGTATATCTCTCTTTAAATCTTTGAACCGGCTCGCATTGTTCGTATTCACAACCATCAATCATAAAAATAACGCGCTGTTTTTCTCGATCATAACGAATGACATGAACAAGGAGCCCTCGAGAGTTTCTGTAATAGCGATCAAGACGATTGGGATCTTCATTTCGCATTGCATTTTCCTCCACTCAAGAAATAGAAATCAGCCCATGACTTTTTCAGTGTCCTCTTATCTACCAAATCAATATTTTTTCGGTAGTTGTGTGTTCGATTGTCACTCGGTATGCTTTCTACATAGCGAAATGTTCCCTCTTTAGTTAAGGGTAAACAGCGAAATTGCTTTTTAGGTATTAGATGCGCTAATCTACTCATGCTTATTTCTCTTCACATCATTGAAATTGGCAACCGAAGCCAGAGGCCGTATACCTTTGGCTTCACCCTCTCTTAGTCGCTTCCTGTTTTTCACCGTATAACACTTTCAGTGAATCCAAGAACCCAATTGCATACGCAAAAACTTTTCCTGCTTTTCGATAAATACGCCCTATTTCTTCATCCGTTAAAACACCATCAACAAGGCTTTCTTGAATTAAAACGGCGAGTGATCCTTGCATAGCAGCCAATGTCATTCGCATATCAAATAGCTCTACTTGGTCTATCTTTTCCGCTTCTATTTTTGGTAATGCACTCATGCCATGACGTTCTAGGTGATATTCCACCAGCAACTTAGTGCCCGAAATGTCTTCCATAGCTTCTTGTTCATCAATATCAAAGAAACGACAGCCATTTTTTTCGTATAACTTGTTATTAAACGTCTCGAGTGACATACCTAGAGCCCCTGCCATAGCAGAACGTCCACCCGGCAGTGCTTTGCACATTTCTTTAATAACTTCTTTAATTGAATGTTTGCTCATATCTACCTGCTCTATCTTTTATTGGTAGTTAATTGCCTTATGCTGTTTTGGTATTTTTTCTATAAAGTTCAGGGTTATATTTAAGTTTTCCCTCTGTTAGTAAGTCAGCTTCAATTGCTCGATTTTTAGGTATTAATTGACCTGGTCTTTTCTTCCACTGATAAAAGGCTTCTGGCGTAATTTTAAAAAAACTAGCGACTTTGCTAGCATCACCAAAGTAAACTTCAACTTCATTAGTTGTCATAAGCACCTCCAATATAAGTTTTATTAGATATTAAAATATAAGTTTTCTTTTATCAATAAAAACTAAGATAACTTAGTTAAAAACTAACCTCGGAATAAAAATGGATACTGTTGGAAGCAGAATAAAAAAGCTTCGTAAGACAACCAAGACGACACAAAATGAACTAGGGAAATACTGTGGCGTATCGGGCGTTGCGGTTGGCTATTGGGAAAAAGATCTTAATTTGCCAAATGGCGATGCCCTAATAAAGCTTGCCCAGTTTTTTAATACAACTGAGTCTTACATCCTTTACGGCATATCATCGAAGGAAAATATTTCTGTGATTACAACAATGAGAAAACTTCCCGTTTTGTCATATGTACAAGCAGGTAAATTCACTGAATACCTAGCAACAGAGATTTATGATGAAACGTTGGAATATCTAGAAACTTCTTTAAAGGTATCACCTTCAAGCTTTGCCCTTACAGTAAGAGGTGATTCGATGACTAATCCTTCGGGTATGCCTTCTATTCCAGAAGGTGCGAAAGTTATTGTTGATCCCGCAGCAGAGGCAATTAGTGGCAAAATTGTAGTCGCTCGTCTTACAGGAAGTGACGAGGTAACAATTAAAAAATTAATTATTGATGGCCCTAATAAATACCTATCTCCACTCAATCCCCGCTATCCAAACATCCCGATCAATGGCAATTGTGAAATTGTTGGTGTTGTAAAGGGTGTTCAGTACGAATTGTAATCTCACCATCACACAAATCTAAATCTAGTTAGATTTGTGTTGACATAAAATATAAGTTTTATTAGATTTAATTCTAACAAAACTTAGTATTAGATGAAGAGTCTTGCCAACTTCATAGAAAACAGCAGAAACCGCCACAACTTGAGGTAAGCAATAATCAAGTTCAATAATTGAAACATAAAAAATAAGTCTTTATTTGAATTTACCATTAACCAACATCAGGGAAACTTAATCTCGATTAATTCGAGAGGGATCTTTATTACTTAAATTATGTGGAGAGAATAATGTCTTATATTGCAACTGCAACGAATAAGCACTTCTATTACCTCGATGTACGGATCGAGGATATAGATATTCAAGACATTGCGACGGGTTTAGCTAATGAATGTCGCTTTAATGGGCAGATTGATAATTTCTATTCTGTTGCTCAACACTCGGTATATGTCAGCTATTTAGTTGCTCCTGAATATGCTTTAGAAGCCTTACTTCATGATGCCAGTGAAGCTTATGTCAAAGATTTGCCATCACCTCTTAAAAAGCTATTACCTGAATATAAGGTGATAGAAAAAAGAATTGATGCTGTTATTCGTCAAAAATATAACTTACCACCCGTTATGTCGGACGCCGTTCATTTAGCCGACTTAATGATGTTAGCAACCGAAAAACGAGATTTAGAAATTGATGTGGGTAGTAATTGGCTAATGCTTGAAGGTATTCCTACAAGTGATTTTATTGTTAATCCATTAACCCCACTACAAGCCAAAGTTTTATTTTTACGTAGATTTAATGAATTAAGTAAAAGGAGCTAAATAAACAGTTCTAAAAAGTTTAAATAAATACCACCAGCATAATTAACGTCTATTTAAACTGTATACGGCAGTATGGAGAGAAAATATGTCAAGAATGGTGACTCTTGAAGCGTGGGCAAGGTTGGAATTTGGAGATGCCTCTCCTTGCATGACGGTATTACAAAAATACGCAAAGAATAACCTTATTGCACCACCTGCAATGAAAGTTGGCCGCAAGTGGATGGTTGATAGAGAAGCTCGTTATGTGGGCTATCTGTCTCTCCCTCAAATTCCTACTAAATCAACGGAACGACTTAAGAGGATAATTACAGATGGCTGCCCGACCACGAACCCATAAAATTATCATCCCTAATCTATATCGAAAGTTAGATAAACGTAACGGCAAAATTTATTGGCAATATAAACATCCCATCACCGGTAAATTTCATAGCTTAGGCACCGACGAGCAAGAAGCGAGAGAAACCGCCATTCAAGCCAATACAATTATTGCTGAACAACATACTCGACAGTTATTAAGTATTAATGAACGGTTATCAAAAATTAAGACAAATAAGTCTGAAATATCTGTCGATATATGGATGGATAAATATTTAGATATTCAAAAAGAAAGATTAGATATCGGTGAATTAAAAATTAATTCTTATCGACAAAAGATGAAACCTATTAATTTATTCCGTCAGTATTGTGGTACGAAAATATTAAAAGAGATAACCGCTTTAGATATTGCTGAAATAATAGATTCCATCAAAGTATTAGGACATTCAAGAATGGCGCAGGTTGTTCGCATGGTGCTTATTGATGTATTTAAAGAAGCTCAACACGCTGGCTATGTTCCGCCTGGTTACAATCCTGCGAAAGCAACTAAACAACCACGGAACAGAGTGAAAAGAGAACGCATGACATTGGATGAATGGCACGCTATTTATCAGCAAGCTAAGAACCACCCTCCTTACCTGCAATGTGGCATGTTATTGGCCTTAACCACAGGTCAGCGGATCGGTGATATCTGTAAAATGAAATTCTCTGATGTCTGGGATGACATGTTGCATATACAGCAAGAGAAAACAGGCAGTAAGTTAGCCATCCCTCTTTCGCTAAAATGTGAGGCAATCAACCTCTCATTAAGGGATGTTGTTGCTCAATGTCGTGACGCGGTTGTGAGCAAATATCTCGTGCATTATCGGCATACCACCGCACAAGCGAAACGAGGTGAACAAGTCACGCCAAATACGTTAACCACAACATTTAAAAAAGCGCGAGATAAATGTGGGTTAACTTGGGAAAAAGGCACGGCACCTACTTTTCATGAACAACGTTCTTTATCCGAGCGACTTTATCGTGAACAAGGAATTAATACACAAAAATTATTGGGTCATAAAACACAAAATATGACTGATAAATACCACGACGATAGAGGCAAAGAATGGCAAATTATTGCTGTTTAA